TTTCTCTTCTTCGAGTTTTTCCTGCTCTTCAGTCTCTTCATCCTCAGAAGAAGTCTCATTCTCTTCTTCCTCGGCCTGTTCATCTTCTTCGGTTTCGAGTTGATCGCTCTCGTTCTCATCGATCTCTTCAGATTCTAGTTCCTCTTCTCCGAAGGTCTGAGATTCAGGTTCCTTCTCAAAGAAAGCGGTTTCAAAAGCGTCGAGATCATCCATATCGACAAGATTACTGTTGTCGTCAGTCTTCATTTAGCATCCTTATGTTAGCGGACGTTCCCTATTGCGGAGTGTTCGGAGTGGTGGGTTGAGCCGCTCCGTCCGAAGAATCTTCTGCATCCGGCTGTTGCTCGGCTTGCTCAGATTGAAAATCTTGATCTTGCTGCTGCATTCCTACATCTTTAAGATGACCAACGAGATTCATCGCTACGTCAGCCTCGTGTTCGAGACGTTGTAGGTTCAAACTTTCGTCATCCTTGAGTATGGCAGCATAAGCGGCGAGACGATCCGTCTCTGCCTTGTAACGGTCAATAGATAGTTTAACTGCTTCTGTATCGTGCTTAGTCTTGAGTAGAAGATTCTCTTGCTCAAGCTGCTGAAGCTTCTGCATGGCCTGCTGCATCTGTTGCTGTACCTGAGCCTGCTGCTGCATGATAGCATTCATGTCAGGTGCCTGCTGACCCATCTCAGCACGTTCCTTGTCAGACAGAAGCTGAGGCGGAATTGTTTTCTGTAGACGTTCTGCAAGCTCTTCTGCACCCGGCCAATCCTGCGCCTTAACGACAATATCACCAGCTATCTGCATCAACTCTGGATATACCTGAATGGCGTCCATCATAGCTTGAGCAGCTTCAACACGGCGAGTGGTGTACGAAGCACCAGACGTCATCGCTACGTCATATTTGCCAGCAGCAAGGTCGGGAGAGTTTGGATCCATCGGATCGTTGATCTTGACAAGCTTCGTAGCTTCATCTTCGCCAATGACACGGATAATACGTGTACCATCGTAGATCTGAGGAATAAGCTGATTGATTACGTCACCAGCTTCAAGAATGGCTTCATTCCCGTTGTCATAATACGTAAGAGAAGCAACATCACCTTCCCGTTGACGAGCCATAATCGCTCGACCAGACGTTTCGTTACTCTTGATACCTAGTGAGGCATCATGAATACCTGTGACGTCCTTCATGTCCTGAGTATTTACTTGAGCCTCGTTTAGCAGAGCCATTTGAAGCTGCGGAGGATCAATACGTTCAGGCGGAGCTGATGCATCATCGTTATAGACTAGAAGGGGATCACGAGACTTGTGGGCCTTGCGGAAGTCCTCTTCACGACCCTCTACGGCGCTCTCAGGAGCCAGCCACTGGGCCTTAGGTGCGTAACCTAGTTGTTCTGCGGCCACCGAGCGCCAGAAGTTACGGAGACGAGCCGCATCCTTCATGAAACGGATAAGACCGTATCGTACTCGGCGGTCGCCGACAGTGACCGTTCGACCGCTCATGCGGATAATAGGAAGCCTCGTCATCTTCCATTCGAACGGACCTGCAAGTATCTGGAAGCCACTAACAAGGTGCATCTGAGCGTAGTGACAGGGTGCCATACGGGTCTTGACCGGCTTGCCGTGCTTGCTGTACAGCTCATCCATCTTCTCGCCTTCGATTACGTGGATGCTTCCATCCTCGAAGAGGCCGAGAAGGCGCTTACGAACAAGCATACGCCAATGCTCAGTAACACGAACCGTTTGCTGGTCTAGCCAGCCGGTAGCATAGAGATCACGCTTAAATGATCCACCAAGAGAGCTTACAGGGGCGTCAGGAAAACGCTTCTCGTACTCTTTAGTGGGCATCGTATCATCTACGAAGCAGTGTGTGGCATCACGCCCCGTAGGGTCGATAGACAACCTATCCCAGATTACAGAAAGAGCATCACCAACTGGATTGAGAACGATCTCTTGATCGAATACATCATCTGATGTATACTGAACACTAACACGAAATGCACCATCGCCGCACTGGATCATGCTTTCAAAAGCATCGTCGTAGACACGAGAAGCTCTGGCCCGAGTCTCAATTGAGCGAATCAGGTCAGAGCGAATATCTGCAACATCTTTATCACCATTCTCGGCAGGAAGGACTTTGACGCCATTACGGCTTTCACGCCAGTCACCGACGAGTTGGGCTGTAAACTGAGGAATTGTGTTGATTACGAGGCAAGGAAGACCTTGACGCTCGGCGAGAACCTGAGGATCCCACTGCTCACCAGCTACGAACTTCTTATCTTCTAACGCAGCCTTACGATTGTCATCATCGGCAGCAAGATCTAGTTCGTACGTCTCACGGAGGTCCTTGAGATAGTCTTCAGCGGAGTCAAAACCCTCAGGAACGTAAGACTCAGGCACCTTTTCCGGAGATTCCTCAGGAAGAATCAGTGAATCTAGCTCTTTTCCGTCTTTTTTATCTGCCACTAAATCATCCATGATGTGTCGGACTTGCCGGTGTAGGGATTATTCTCTTGACCGGAAATATCTTTGAGGTTATAAGGAAGTTCACCTTGTTCTGGCGGCTGTTTTCTGCGACGACCTGTCAATTTCTCGAAAAGGAAGGACAAACCCCACACAAGAGCGTCCATTCTGTCAGGAGATCCGTGAACTCTGTCGTAATCAGCAGAGAAAGTACACATTTGGTCTTCTAGTTCGTCAAATCGACCTATGTGGTGGACTCTGTTTTGCTCATATAGGGCGGATACCGGTTCAGCACGAACAAGCTTTCCCCTAGACGCATGTACCAAGGAAATAGGAACGTTTCTATCCACGGCTCGGATAACGGATTCGACCATTTCCCCACCTTGATTTTTTTCAGCAACGATTCTATCTGCCTCGAATTCACGAAAGAGTGCGACAGCAGCTCTTGCCCATTCGTCAGGAGAGCCTCTAACACTACGATCAGCGAGGACGTATCCTCGATTGTAGCCGTCAGCGTCTCGGGAAACTCCGACACAAACAATTCCCGTTTCATCTGATCCTTCCTCCGAAGAAACAGCAGGATCAACCGCGACTACGATACGCTGTAGGTCCGCTGGCGCTTGTGGGCGTCTGTTGTTGTCTATGTTCGTTCTGGTCCAGAGAGCGCCGGGAATATCTTCCAGAAGCTCACCTTCCAGTTCCTGTCGGCCCAATCGAGTTCCACCGTAGCGATCTTCGATTTGTCGCAAGAAGGGTGCTGCAAGATTTGCTGCGTTATCGTACGTACGTCCGCGAGTGACATATGTGTCGGGATCATTCATCAACTTCTTGATTAGAGGCAGCGGACGAGGCGTCGTGGTGACGATTTGCCTAGGGTTCTTGCCGAGACGAAGACCAAACTGAAGCTGATCCCACGTCTCTTGCATGTATTTAAACTTGGCAAGCTCGTCGATCCAAGCCGCATCGTGCTGAGGACCACGAAGCTGATCTGGTTCGGTGGCGTTATAAAGGAACGCCTGAGCGCCGTTAGGCCAAGTTACTGTACGATTAGTCTTCTCGTAGATGGGGCGGAAGTCTTTGGGGTGTACTGAAAGAATTCCTGATTCGCCTTCGACCATAACAAGTCGTCCGTCAGCCGCTGTTTCGGCGACTAGAGCAATGCGGCTGTATTTACCTTTGCTCAAAGGGGTTTTTCCACAAACCCAATTGCGGATAGTCTCCGCACCTACTCTAGTCTTACCGAATCCACGACCTGCGAGAATTAGCCAAGTAGTCCAAAGACCTTCTGGTTCAATTTGATTGGGACGAGCCCAGAAAGGCCAGTGATAAGTAAGTTCAGCCTTAACACTCGGGTCCAACGATGATAAAAGAGCCGTCCTCTCTTCCTCGTTCAATGAGGCCATTAATTGCGCTGGTGAAAGCATCAGCTGCTTCTCGGACTTGTTCGTACTTGATAGCGTCTCCGTTAGGTCCACTAATTTCCTTCCTCTCGACGAACATACCAAGAGCACGGGCAAGCAACTCACAACCACGGAGAACCGCACTGTGGTTGTTGTCTACTTCAGCTCTTTCAATCGTACGTCGAATTTTGTTAATTACGAAGTCAGGTTTGAGTGTTACCTGCTTCGAGCGTTCGGCGGTAAGTTGATCAATAGCGGCTTTAATGCCGGGGTGTTTAAGCATTTCACAAGCTAGTCGCGCAGGATACTTAGTATTGTATCCAGAACGATTCACCGCAGCGGCGCCGTCGAAGTCAACCAGATACTCTTCAACAAAACGCCGCTGCCTAACGGTCAGGTTGTCGATCA